GGCAGGGTACACATTCATCATTCTTGCTACTGCTTCTTCAGCAATAAGTTCTTTGTTAGCAAGAATTAGATTACGAGCATCGCCATAACGATCTTTTACTAGTTCAGGTGCTTCATATGTAATAGTGGTATCTTTCTGTTGTGCTAAACCATGAGATCCGAAGATGAATACATCTTCATTACGCATGACTTGGATACACATATCTCTAGCATATGTGAATGCTTTGATAGTCTCATCTTCTTCACCAGCAACATGAGCACCGGTTTCATATAAGTATGCTGCATCATAAGTAACAGCATTACCACCAAAGGCGGTATTTTCTGCAACTGCTTCAATTACATCAATAATATCATCCTTACAATCCTGTGGATTACCCGTAGGAGTAACAAATCCAGGGAAGTCAAGGACCATGCGATCATATGCTTCAGCAGCAATGAATGCTTTATTGAGAAGGATTAAATCTTTTGCGTCTCCATAACGATCAGATACTAGTTTCTTCTCACTATATACTGCTTTTTGACCCAACTCAATTGTAGTTGCATCAATAACACGCTTAACATAGGTGTTATCTGGGATGGCAGGAGCATTAGGACGTGAAGCTCCAGCATTTAACTTACCATCAGTAAACTCAGAAGGATCGTAATCTGCAACGATCATACCCTGAGAAATACCAGAAGTATCACCAATGTCTACAATAGAAGATGCTGCTGTAGTAGAAGCACCTTGACGCAGATATGCGAAATTACGCATTGCTGCAATTGCTAAATCTCTTGCGTAGTTATATCCCTCTAAAGTTTCTGATAGTTCTCCGGTGATATAAGAAAGATTATTTCCAACATAATAAGACTCTGCTGCCTGAATGGTATTAATATTACCACCAAGACGGAGATCTTGTACCGTAGCATCAATTAGATATCCGATATCGCGACGACACTTCTCAATACTAATACCAGATTTAACTACGAGACTTGGATACTTTCCAGTAATATATCCATATGCTTCAGCAGCAATGAAACTCTTATTTTCTTCAATTCTATCTGCTGCATCAAGATCCTTATTATTAAGTACAAGACTACTAGGATTAAGGATAGATGCAGTTGCAGTAAATTTTCTAAATCCATTTGGTGATAACGTAGCATCAAAGATGTTACTAGCACCAGCACTTCTTGGAGTTAATTTTACATATAATTTTTCATTACTTCTTGCACCAATTCTAAATCCATCAATTGATGCTGCAGGTCTCTTAGCAGGATCATATGCTTCATCATCACCAAAGTAAATTTTACTGTGATTATTAGGATCATTAGATGCTTTTACATCAATGGTGTAATAAGCATTCTTCTTGGTATTTCCTTGTGTCTCAGGGATAGTTTTTGGAGGAACAATATCCGTGATGTAACCACCCTTATCTTGATTAAAGGCAAATCCTTTGAAACCAATAGCGTGAAGTGATGTGTTACCGAAGTTAGAGTTAGAGTTGGTGATAGACATATCACCACCACTTTCCATCAGGAAGTGATCAGCAAAACCAACAGCGAAGATAGAAACGTTCTGAATGAATGCGTCATCTGATGCACGAACGTGGAAGTTTCTCCAGTCATCCTTCCAATATGCGTCACCTTTGGTGTGATATGGAACAGTAGCAAATGCATCAGTTAGTGATGCCTGATTAAACGTGTTAGAATACTCATCATAACGAATGAATGCTCTATCATCTTTCTGCAATGAAACGCCCGTATACTGAGCGATAACCATTGATTTGAATCCAGTCGCCTTTAGACCGTTTGCCCAGATTCCGCAAATACCCCAGGTAGAGCGAATAGAGCAGTTAAAGACATACGGAGACGCGGATTCAACAGAATCAACTTCCGCTTTAACTACAGCGTTTGCACTCAATCCACTTTGAGCCGTATATACTGTTCCACTAACTAAACTTATACTAGTTCCAAGAGCTGCAACAGTTCCAGGAATTTTATAGGTGAACTTTCTACCATCTACTAGATCAATATCTTCTACGGGGAAAGTACCGTTTAATTGATCATCCAACCCATTGTTTTCAATAGAAACAAACTGGTTCTTGAAATAACCATGGTTTACTTTAGTGGTAATATTAACACTAATTGTTCCTGCAGGAGAGGAATCTACACACTCAATGCTCTCAATAGAGCGAATGTCTGATAGAGGACCAACAATTCTGGTTTCTTGAATTCTTTCAGTGAATTCACCAGGATCGTCAATTGTTGGTTGATACTGAGAAAATGCCTTAGCAATCTTCTGATAGTATAGACCTAATTCTTCTTTGTCTGCATATTCAAATACAGTTAGTTTGTGGTGAGAATAGTTAGGAATTGCTAACTGATCCCAATATCCATTCTGATAATATACCTTACCAACACCTTCGTTCTTATTGTAGAGAGGGGAAGAAGGTTCTAGATCACCATCTTTGATGGTAAATTGCCAGAAATAACATGCACCAGTTACATTGAAGATAGCAGAACGCTTCTCTAATCTATCTGCAGGATCTGGAACATATAAAGGACGTACAACAGTTCTACGAAGGTCATAACCTACGAGAGATGAACCCCTAGGTAGAATTGCACCACCTTCGGTGTTATTAAATCTATAAAGAATATTATTTGGATCTGAGATGTCAAGATTGGAGTTATCTTCCCACTCATTTAATGATTGATTGAAAGCAAATGCATCAATACCTGTAGTTCCAACAATGCCAGGACGGTTATCAATATAATGATTACCAGGCATCAACATGATCGTGAACTGGTCAAAACGATCATTATCGGGACCAGGAAGGTATGAATACCTCGCAATTTCTAAGAATGCTCTCTGAATAGACTTAAATGGTCTAATTGGGGAATTTCCCCTGTTGTTCAACTCATCCGAAGCATTGAAATCATCGGGGGAGACATACAAATACTTACCAGTTTTACTACTAATAAGATTGTCAAGTCTAGTCAAAGCCATATTACTCAACCGCTGCGGTTACTAAGATCTGATCTCAGATTATTTATACAACTCCCGAGGCAGGATTTGAACCTGCGACCGAGTGATTAACAGTCACCAGCTCTGCCACTGAGCTACTCGGGATTAAAGAGGTATTTCACCTCCAGAATTTAGTCTTCAATTATAGAATGCAACCATCCTGTAGCAATATACTTAGTTTCGCTTTTAGGTGGATATCCACGATGATAAAAAGTCCAACATGCCGGAAAAATAATCATTCTACCAGTCTTAGGTTGAATTTTTGTACCATCAATAAATTCTGTGTAACCATCTTCTACAATATCATTAAGATACCATATAAACGTTAGCAAGCGAACACCAGTATTTTCAATTTGAGACTTATATGTGTGAAAGTCACTATGCCAAGTATATCCTGAATTTGGATTAGTTCTTTGTATTTGATACCCAGTATCTTCCATTTTAGTTTGGAAAATTTCAATATCATCTATACCAGTACGTTCTTTAATGATACCACTGTTTACATAGTTTTTTAGATGTTCACTAAGAGTTTCGCAAAATATATTATCTTCATATTTCCAATCAGAAAGGGAAGAAATTGTCAAATCAGTGGAATCTTTAATTTCTTTATTAATATAACCATGACCAATATGACCTTCAAATTTACGCTCGTCTGCTTCAAATTTTTCAATACAGGTTTTACAGAAATGCTCACTTAAAGCATTATCTGCACAGTATATAAATTCGGAATACTGAAAAGACATAGTACAAAGACATAAGAAAGGGGCATCTCACCCCCCAGAACTACTTGGTTAACAAGGCTAGTTTAACCCCGATCTCCCATTCAGGCAGTCGCGAGTTCGCGAGTGCGGGAGAATGCAACGATATTATTCGCTGCGGTGTCAGATGTTTTTGCATCTATGGTTTGCTTATCCAAGCAGGTTTCAGTAACACTCCTTATACCCCGTCTAAACCATGGCACCCCCAGGAGTGGGCAGAGTTGGATTTGAACCAACGTAGGCAGAGCCAGAAGATTTACAGTCTTCCTCCTTTAACCACTCGGACATCTACCCAATGGAGGTGAGGGGAATTGAACCCCTGTCCGAAATACCGGTGGTGTCACCTATTCCACAAAAGTGGAAAGCCAAACACAGGACTTGAACCTGCGACCTGATCTTTACAAAAGACCTGCTCTACCAGCTGAGCTAGTTTGGCGTTTAAACTCTAAGTGTCCCCATTGAGAACCCCAAAGTTTTTTTCCAGTCTCAGGATCAATTCCCGAATCCATGACCTTGTAGTCATTATAACCTAAAATTATGCTATTTGTCAAGTAAGTTTTAATTCCTTTCCAAATAACCCAGCAAGTACACTCAGTATTGCTACCATGATATTTGTTCCCGATTAATTCAAATAACGTATCACATCCTTCTTTATACACACCTTTTAGGTCATAATTTTTGACGCGAATTTTTTCCCCTTCTGGGAAAATACGAATTAGAAATTTCCTATAGGGTTCTCTTTTATGAAAAGATTGGGTTCCCTCAAACCAATCACCACCGATCCACTTATGATTAATAATAATTCTAGCATACCTAGTAGGATATTTTAATGCCTGTTCTTTATTGTCAAAAGTACCTTCAATAAAATCATGAAAACGTGTCATCTGGCATTAACTCTGGATTAGTCATTTCAACTGGATATAAACATGGGTGTAATTCTTCAGCAATAAGATAATCAGAGTATTGATCTACCTGCTCCATTGTGAACTCTGGATTTAATGCTGCCTCTGCTCTTATCCAAACATCTTCTAGTTCTTCTTTTTCTACTTTATCATATGTAAAAGGCATTCCCTCAATAAAATACATTTTCACGATAATTTTATAATTTACCGGAAATGTGCAAAAGACATATTTTGATGTTAAATTGTATGGATGAAACGACATCGTATTGCTTCTGCTTATCGTATTTATGGTGATATCAACTCATTTTCATTCTCCATATTCTTTTTTGGTTTTAAAATATAGTTTGTAATAGGGTTTCTTCATCTCATTCAATGTGTTCATGTCCTCTTCAAAACCCATGTATTTACACAGTTGAGATGATCCTTCTAACTCACTGATTAAACGTAAAATGTTAGCAGGGTGTCTATCAAGACCACCAAAATCATACTTAGACATAGTTTATTATTAATAATAGGAGTAGGGAGACTTGAACTCCCACGAGCATAATGCTCAACAGATTTTAAGTCTGGTGCGTCTACCGATTCCGCCATACTCCCGAATGCAGGTTGTGGGAGTTGAACCCACTTTAGCCGCTTTATGAGAACGGTGCATTTACCAAATTGCTAAACCTGCTGAGGAATCACTCTATTTCTCCTTGTGATTGTAGGTAATTACAATTTTTTCGTGTTGAGTCTTTCTATCAGTGCAGATATAGTGACTTACTTCGCCACCCAATATCCTGCATATATTATCTAATTGCATTTCAAGTGCGAAACCTTTATCATTTTCAAATTTCATAGATCAAGCTCTAGTTGTAGTTTACGTTCTTCCTCTATTCTATTGTGCTCTGCCCACATCTCAGCAACCATATCTACTGCTGGTGGTGTGTTATAAGGAAGTGGTGGTTGTGAGCGATGTTTATCAATTGCTTCCTGTGTAGGAATAACAATTCGGAAAGGAATATCATCCTCTTCAAACTCCTTATTCATATCAATGTATGTTTGAGGAGTAATCTTAAATTCATTCATTTACTCTACTATCAAGTGTATCCAGAAGGCTATCAAACGACCCAATACTGTCAATATCACTAAGTGTCTTAGCAATCTGTGTACAAACAATTGGACGCTCCTGCCTAGCAGCATATGCTAATGCATTGCGTAGATGTGCTGATGCTTCGTTGAGTGATTCTTCAACTGAGTTAGATAATGCCATTACAATGTTCTCTCTAGTCTGTTTGTTGCTTGATCTGGGAAATCTCTTGGTCTACTATCAGTGGCATTATCGGTCTTGGGGGATCCTTCGTTTGCCTTCATAGTATGCTGATAGTTTGGTCGTGGGTATCTCATGTAAAATGGATCAGGCATCCAATATGTTACCTGCCATTCTTGATCAGGATTTAACTCTAGATGCTTCTCTACACCATGACAGAAACTACCGAGTTGAATGTATCCATCATGAGTGATGCATCTGTTATCACCATCGGCAACTAAGAACATCATCTTACTACTCATAGTACTTTTTGCTCTGGGTTGAGATTCTTGACGAATTGCACAGGATCCTTTTCTGACTTATGTACCCAATGATAGCGTATCATTTCAAAAATGGGATCCCATGTGGTGACACAGACATAATCATTCATGTGTACCTCGCTGCGAGTTCTTTGAGTTCTTTCACTGTCAGTTTATCCAACCGCTCCGTGAAATGGTCTAGCAGTAATTGTTTATATTCTTTCTTAGTCATTTAAACACAAATAGGTCCTTCAGATTTTTGAAATTCGTAAATTACATTACTACCCCATATAACTTTATTATTCTTCCATCCCTGATCCCTGCTCTTGTAGATTTCACCATTAAATTCTACCACACTTTTGAGTTCTCCGCCATTAATTATACAATTATTTGTGGCGACAGCACCTTTATAGAATATACCATTAGGTTTGAATATCATATCACAACATTTGTTGCGATCTTTCCAGTCAGGAGACCAGTTCTCAACTACAATTTGATCCGAATCATCTTGAATACGATGCCATCTCTGTCGGTAAGGATTTTCTTCCCCCAGATACTGATACCACTGCTTTGATTTAAATTCAAGATGTCCTATACGTTCCCAAGTAAGTTTGATGTGTGCATACTTTGCCGGGTTACCAGCAGCTTGATACCAATTATCATAGAACCCCTCTAGTTTAGCACAAAAATCTTCAATGTTTATCATAACCAATACTACTGAGATAATGTAATGTTTCTTTCATACTACCAATATGTTTATTGCCGATGGATACTTGAGGATAAGTTGCGTCAGCTCCAAACTCCATTTGGAATTGTTGTTGAGTAAAATGATTTCCTAGTACATATTCATGGAACTCAGTACTAACAGATCTTAAGAGCATTCCCATACGTTCACACTCTTGATTACTATTACTATAAATTACGGCTGTCGTCATAATTAAATCCAATCGGGTTTTCTATGTGGTAAACGGAGGTAGTTATCTTTTACCCATGGTTTAGATGAAATATACATTTTGTAAGCAGTGAAAGTATCAATGCTATCATCATATTTAAACTCATCAGGCATTGCTCTTGCAAAGGGCGTTGTGTCCTTACCACTGCGACCTTGTGGATCTGCAGTAGGAAGTATGTGCTTTGCTGCTAGAAGCGTCTTCTGGCAGGTATGAACCTTACCATAGCGAGCAGTGTATTCATCACACATAGCAAGACCATGAGCAAGTAACCATTGCCAATTAGTTACAAACTCATTTGCCCAGATAGTGCATGGATGATTACGGAATGCTCCTTTCTCAGTAGCATAAGGAGTACCGTCTGCTTTAGGAATAGTGCCAAACCCATGACCCCATTTGTCAGAGCATACGATAGCAAGCATCTGACAGGTCTCTAATGGCATCTTGACAATGTGCTTATCAGGGAGAGTCACAGCAGACTCCCAAGGACTGGGAGAGGTCACAAAGATATTCATAGTAACTTAGATAACGAAATGAATAGTAGGAATGTTAACATTATAACCACATCCCAGGATTTTGTCTTTATGAAGTAAGGTATTGAAATAAGATCTGCAACAAAGTGTGCTGTTACACCAACCAATACATTTACATGAAGAACAATAAAGTAAGCAATAATAACGAGAGCACTGCCTACCATTCTTAAACGAACTACATTCATAATATTAGTATAACTCAATTAGTCACGTTGACGCCAGTCATCAGGTTTATCTTGCTGAAACCATTCTAGCATATCATCCGCACTTGTAAACCCCTTCTTATGTTTGGATGGGTCGGGATCTCCTAATCCCATCCTATTCAGAAAATCATCTGTACTACCTTCTTCAATTTCTTGAGAAGATTGCCTTCGTGCTTGCTGTAACCAATCCCGAGCAGTAGTATGACTCTTTGCCAACTTCTCTGCCCAAATCATATCATCTAATTTTACTTCTTCTCCATTTGCAATGCATTTACAAATAAACTCCATTCGCAGTCGGTATTTTGTAGACAGCATAAAACCTAGATCACACCTGGTTTATTTAGAAGCATAAAAAAAGAGGACCCGAAGGTCCTCTCAGTTATGTCAGGAGATCAGAAGGAATACTTCAGACCCAATTTTGTTCCATAACCGCGATCAACGTCGCTATCACCCGAACCAACGAACGATACTTCACCATATGCACCAAGAGCATCGCTCAAGGAGATACCAACGCCTGCCTTACCGGAAGGAACGGTGTCGCTTTCAGCACCGTCAGGAGCAACTACGCTAGCGCCGCCTTGGACATAGTATGATGCAGAGTCACCTAGTGCGCCTTCGTAACCTACGTGAAGGTCCGTGGCAGTTCCAGAATAATCGGATCCCGTCCAACCGGAATTTGCTTCTACGTTAACGTAGGGTCCGGCGAATGCAGCACCAGCAGAGACGGACAGGGCAGCGGTTGCTGCAAATACAGATTTGATCATTTGTTTAATTACCTTTTAGTTTACTTGTGGAGTGGTTACCCACAGATGTTGGATTGGGTTCTCCCAATCGCTTGTACAGATTGTAGCACATGTTGCGATGCGCGTCAAGTGGTATGTGCGATTAATTGAGGCACTTCCCTGATTTGCTACAAGAGTAATTTAGCATGAAAAAGGGGAGTTTCAACCCCCCCTTGTGCCAGTTTGTGATACGGATATCCGATGAATGTTATAACCTTAACTTATCAATTTAGGTATATCAACAATCCTTTAACATTAACGTTACCTTTCATTGCTGTGATATCAACATTTCCTGTACCTGTCAGGATACTCGCACCAGTGCCGGAAATCATTGTTAAAAGAGTTGTAGAAGTGATAGTAGCAGCATTACTTGCTTGTGTAAGTGGTCCTACTGCGGTAATATTAGTAAATGCTGCACTCGTAAGAGTTAATCCACCAGC